CTCGGCGTCTTTCTGAGCCTTGTACGCCGCTTCTTGCTCGGCAGCGGTGGCATCTTCGGTGTCTGTGAAAACAGGGCCAAGGATGTGCTTGGTGTACCACTTGCCGTCAATCTGCTCAACACCAGAAGGCATAGAGAACTGATAGACCGTACCGCCTGATGCCTGCGGGCCTTCAAACACCGGGTCAGCGCCCAGCGCCTCCAGCACCTCGTCCGTGGTGCGGTCCCAAGTGGGGCCACCGTTGGCCTTCTGGTAAGCGCGGAACTCGCCCTCCAGCATCACTGCGCCTGTGGCGCGAAGTCTGATTCGCATGATGATTCCTTATGCGTAAGCCCACTGGCCCTGAAAGTTGTTTTTGCAACGCCACATCACAGTTGCACGCTTGACGCCGGTTGCCATTTCGCATTCAGCAGATGTGTCAAACACTCCTGCCGGGGTCTTGTATCTTTTGCCCAAAAGCGCGGCAGCTAGTGCTTTGGCATGTGCTGCTGACTTCAATCGACCACGCAATGAGTCTCCAATCTTGGCAGACCATGCGGCAGGGCGCTTAGCCCCAGCATGAGGAAGTCTGCTGTTAGCCTCTACTGTGTCGCAGTAAACATTTTCCACAGCGTAGGGACCAACATCGTTCTTCCGGCACATTTGATAGCAACCGGCACGTTTTCCACGCATCTCCCATTTTCCAGTCTCTAGCCACCAAGACTTCCATTCTTCAAACGTAAACAAAAACTCGATGCCGCGCCGCTTGGCGTCTGCCTTACTGCGTGTGTAGCCCTGTTTGAACTTGTCTTTGGTCATCTCAAGCCACGCTCAAAAAGATGTAGGTTGCCCCGTTGATGTTGACGTTGTTGCCTGCGGCATTACTAAGTTCAAAACCGGGTGAGTGCGTATCAACCCAATCAGTGGTTGTTACTTCCGCTGCGGTTGAATTCAAAACGAGATAGCTGTCATTACCCGCCACGATGCCGCGTGCGCTGTCCCAGACGTACCAGTCGCCCGTGGAGTCCGTGCGTTTGATCATGACAAACCGGCTACCTCCAGTGAATCCGCAGTTGACTTGCAGCGTGGTGCCCGTGCCGGTGTAGCTGCCGACCTTGCTGACGCCTGCTACGGTGGCGAAGAGGTAGGAGATGCAATTACCAAAACTAGAAAAATTGACATTGCCGCTACTCAAATACAAAGTTGCCGCTGTTGGGGCCTGAGTAAACAATCCTCCTAACGAAACTGCGCCGTTAGTAAAATATATTTCTTGTGTTGTTGCTCCAAGCGCTGAGTGCCAGATGTACCATTGCGATGTTGCCCCTCGTGACTTAAAAATAGTCATTTCGGGAGTTACAGCCAAATTGTGTGATAGCGCCCTTCCGTTCACTGAGTCCGCCGTATAGCACACCACATCAAAGAAGCCGGGGGCGCGGCGGAAGAACCAGTTTACATACGTGTATGTGTTGAAATTTCCATCGTCGTTCCCCCACGAAACACCATCTTGCCCAAGCGCAGTGACCATTTGCGCATTGGTCGCTTCCGCATTTGTGCTGTTTGTAACTGCGTATTTTGTCGCGCCTCTAAGCCTATCAGTCCAAAGATTATCAAGTCCTGTGAGGCTCCGGCCTTTATTTGCAACCAAGTCTGGGGGAAATCCTACCCCAGTAATATTTACGGCTGCTCCAGTCCCGGTGCGAGTAAGTGCGTTATACACACTCGTCCCCGTCGTCGGAGTCCGCATCGGGCCACGGCGGATGGCGATGTAGATGTAGGTTGAGTTGATATCAAGGATGCCGTCAGCCCATTTGAAGCCAGTAGCTGTTGGTTGTAGGTGGGTTTCAGCGCTTTCTGCGGTAGATGCGTTAGCATTTAGGACATTGCTACCACCGCTTGCATTCGCGGTATTCCCCCTCATTGAGTCCACAATGTTCCATGGGCCTGATGCAGTGGCCTTTTTCCACAAGACATATTGTGGCTCCCACCCCAGAGTGGCCGAGATGTTTGAGGCGCTACCTCCAACCACAACACTCCCGCACGAAATCACATTGTCCGTGCCAGACGCGCCGAAGCCGCCTGCATCGTGGGCGAAGAGGTAGGCGACGTAGGTGCCGCCAGAGGCGTTGACCGTTGTATCAGTGCCGAGGCTGAATTCAGTGCTGGTGGGCGTGGTGCTGTTCCAGCGCGTGGTGCCCGTAGCCTTTGCCGCCGTGCTGTTCAGCACCATGTATTCAGTGTTGGCATTGCTGCGGTGGTAAACCTGCCAGTCAGCACTAGTGTCTGTGCGCTTGACAATGATGCACCCCGGCACTGAGCCGAGGCTGTGGGCAATGGTGCGGTTTGCGCTTGTCCCCGTATACGTCACCACATCAAAGAACTTGGGCTGCTTGCGGAAGGTCCATGAGGCGTAGGTGGCACTGCTGGTGTTGAGTTTTGCTAGCGCACCAATAGTGAACCCAGTAGTACCGAACGCCGTCAGGCCGGTGCTTTGAGTAGTTTCCGCTGCGGTGCTGTTGCTGACCAAATCCTTTGTCGTCCCCCGGGCAGTGTCGTACAGCGCGTGGTTAGTCGCCCCGCTACGGCCCTTCATCCAAACCAATCCACCCTTCGTGGAAAGATCAATCCCGTTGGTGATGGTTTGTGCCGCCCCTGTGCCGGTATAGAGCCACGTTTGGAAAACATCTTCTATGTAGTTGGCAGCAGCAACAGCAGATGTAAGCCCAAACCCTTGGGCAGAGGCAGCGCCTTTGGTTTCAAGCAACGGCATTATGCAAACCTCGTCTGCGATGCAAACACGGTAAACGCAGCACTGCCGGTCTTCACGATGGTGTAGACGTAGGCGTCGATGCTGGAGGCATTACCTGCCGCCCATGCCGTGCCGCCTTGGTACTTGGGTGTTACCGAAGACCCATCCACCTGCACCACGTTGTTGTAGTAGGCCGTAGCACCCTGCGTTACGAGGAACGCCACCGTCACGCTCTGCCCCGTGCTCATCGCCGTGTTCAGGCTGGTGCCGCTGCTGGCGCGGAAGTTCACCGTCCAGTTGGCCGAGGCGTTGGAGGTGTAGTACAGCACCGACTGCGTGGTGATGTCGTAGTTGATCGTGCCTGTGGCCGCCGTTGCGGAGATGGTGGCGACTTCGGCTGCGTCTGTCAGAACCGCCGCTAGGGCGCTGCTGGAGCCGCTGAAGGTCTGTGTGGCGGTGAAGGTGTTGGCGACGTTAGTGACCGGGATATTTGCACCCGCAAGAGTCGTTGCCCCCGTGCCTCCGTTGGCAATTGCCAGCGTCCCCGCAACGCTCACTGCACCGCTTGTGGCTGTGCTAGGCGTCAGTCCGGTTGAGCCAAAACTGATGGTGGTGACGCCGCCTGCGGGAGCCGTTGACTGCCAAGTAGTGCCATTGCTGGTCAACACATTGCCGTTGGACCCAGGAGCCACCTCCTGAAAAGCCGAAGTGCCGTTGCCGAGCAGGACGTTGTTAGCTGTAAAAGTTGCCGCGCCTGTGCCACCATTGGCTACAGGGAGCGTACCCGTGACGCCCGTGGTGAGGGGCAAACCAGTGCCGTTGGTCAGCGTAACCGAGGTGGGTGTTCCAAGGATCGGTGTGACAAACGTCGGACTGGTGGACAACACTACCGAGCCGGTACCCGTACTTGTAGCTACACCTGTACCGCCCGAAGCCACCGGCAACGCCGCGCCCAGCGTCAAAGAACCGAAGTAGTTCAGCGCCTCCAACACATCCGTGCCATCGCAGCGCAGTGCCATCCGAGCACCGTTGGGCACCGAGATTCCCGACCCAGCAGAGGTCTTCACCGTCTGTGCTGCGCCCGTGTTGTTGGTCACGAAGTACAGCTTGCTGACCGCAGGGACGATGACGTTGTACGAACCGCCTGGAGTCCCACCCAGCACGAGGAACATGGCCCGCGCTTCATCTGATGCGCCGTTGCTTGAAGTCAGCGTGTAGTTCGCCGCCGTCATCGTGATGCTGGACGTACCAGCAATCGAGGAGTCAATCAGGCTCGTCGCCCCGGCGTTGAACACCGTACCCCAGGTATTGCTCAGCTCCCCCGTGGCCGGAAGAACAAGCCTGAGGCTGCTGGTATAGGTTGATGGCATGTCTTACCTCAAGCGAATCGGATCAGCGCCGTGGTGGCAGAAGCAGCCGGAAGCTGCACCGTGAAATTTGGCCCAGCAGTTTTGTCAGATCCAAAATCCAGCACCGCAATTGCACGGTCTGCCTTGGTGGAGTTGTAGATCAAGCCCCCACGGGTAACAAAACTAGACCCCGGCCAAGCAGGGTTGTCGAACGTCACATACGCCGTGGTGCCAGAAAGGAGCACTTGGACATTGGTCAGGATCTCGCCCCCAGCGCTGTAGCCTGTGCCTACAACTTCTTCCGTTGTGGTGTAAACCGTGGTGTCTGCACCAAGAGAAGCGGCGCTCGTATAGAGCGCCATCTTCAGGACATCGGTATCCAGATCATGGATAGCCAGCCATGACTCCTGTTTGAACGAAGAGCATAGCGTTTGTACCAGAGCCATTTAGACCACCTTTGTTCTGACCTGCCCAGTACGGTATGCGTCTTGTCGGTCTTTGCCTTCGCCCAGGTTCTTCAGCAGAGTCAGCGATTGAACGTACTGCTTGTCCGTCTCAGCAATGATGTCAGGCTCTTGCTTCATGAACCGCGCCGCTTCAACCATGACCGCGTTAAACAACACGCTGTCAAAATTATCACCCAGCCATGTGGTCGTTGCCGTGACGATACTTTCCGGGTAGTAGAAATACGCCAACTCCGCGCTCAAAGCAGCGCTGGGCGTGGGGCCAAGCAAGAACGATTGAACCTTTGGCGTGCCCGTCTGCGTGCCGTACAGCGCGTAATACTGCGGCGTCCCAGTGACAGCCACACTCGGGAACGACTCCCGGATGAAATTTACATCCTTGTTCAGCAAGTAACTGAACACACCCGCAACGCTCACACCAAAGGAAAACGAGGACAAGAAGTCCGTCGGCACTACAAGTAGCGGGTTGCCAATGGTCAGCGTGAGCGTGGTGTTTTTGCGGAGGTTAGGAAGCTGCACCGAGTTATAGATGCGCTGCTCAGCCAACTCCGTCATTGTGGCGAAGTCAGTCGCCGAGAAAGTGTTCTCGGTGTAATCCTCAACAGCGGTCTGCAACTCGGTGTAGTTCACGCCATCGGCCCCCTAGACATGAAGCCGCGAGTAGCAGCACCGGACCCACGCTGCTTGATCCCGGAGGTCTTGACAGCGGGCGGCTTGCCCATAGCAATGTTCCCCACAACCATGCAGATCTCGTCCTTGAGGGTTTCGATCTCTTGCGGTAGCCCCGACTTAGCAGGGGCCAGCTTTTTGGCTTTCATCATGGCTCACCCCGTCTTCTGGTTCATGGCGCGGGACATATTCTTGCCCAGGCGCATACGGTCCTCAGTGGTGGGACCACCCTTCTTGAAGGCTTTCCCGCCCTTGGCGAGCTTGGTCATCGGCTTGCCCGGGTGCATCGCACGTTCGTGCTTGTGAACATCTTTCATCATCGCTCCTTAGGAAACGGACACGGTAACTGTACCAACATATCCCTGCCCGACCAAGCTATTTGGCGTCAGGGGCGCATCAAAACCACTGGACCCACCTATCGGTGCCCAGCCCCACTCAATCACCCGGCTACCCCCGCCGAACGAGCCCGTAGCAGTCACACCAGACGAGTACCAAGTGTTCGTGTCTGGGCGTGGATCTCTGATCGCTTGCGGGTCACTGACCGGATACATGCCAAGCTGCAACTGCGGCTGATCTGGGGTCCAACAAGCCGTACAGGCACGAATCTGTGTTTGCTTGGTTTTGACTACGAGATTCTTGAGCTTTTTGAGGTCAAAACGAAACCCGCAGACATCGCAGTAGCCGAATGCCTTTGCGCCGTTTGCAAAGCGATTGCTCACACAAACCTGCCTTTGGTCTTGCCGCGCTGCGCAATCCCGTCACCACGGGAAGCTTTAGATTTCACTGCGCCGCCTTTTTTTAGACCTTCTCCAAGATCGATACTGACAGGTCGTCCTTCTTTGCCAATAAAAGCGCTGCCTACCCTGCTTGGTAAAGTCCTAACTCCACGAGGCCGAGTGACAGTGTCTTTTGCAAGCGCCGCTAGTTTTTCCGCAGTAGACATCTTTGCATATTCTGCGGACGGGCGCTCACCTTTGTTTACCAAATCGTCTTCAAAATCGTAAGTGTCTATTGCAACAGTGCGGCCATCAGGAGTTTTTTGAAATCTAAACCGACCAAGCGTGTTTCTTGCGGCTGCTTCTGATGCCATATTCCAGTCAGCGCCGCCACCTCTTTTTTTGCGAATATCGTAATCGGTGTAGTCCACAGCATTTAACGGCGTGCCTTTGGGGTCATTTTTACTGTATTTAATAGTGGGATTGGCTTGCGCGCTCCTAACAGCGGAACGCATTTGCTCAAGCTCTTCAGGCGTAAAATCTTTTTCTGTAATTGGATCTTTTTTTCCAGCCAGCGTTTCAACAAACGTGCGGATTTGCGCAGGTACGACTTTTCTATAAAGACTGTCAGCCATGTTGCACCTCAGCTAATGAATTGCTCTCTTGGTACGAACCGGACAGCGGCCTTCTCGCGGTCCTCGGAACTGGCAAGATCCCAATCCTGATC